CACCACCGTGCGCGTCGACCCCGACGTCTGGGAAAAGATCAAGGCCGCCTGTCCAGAGTTCCGCGGCTCGGGGCAGAGCGCCTACATCAACGCCGCGGTGCGCGCCTACACCGGCCCGCCGCCCGAGGCCCAGCTCATCGCCGAGCACTACCTGCTGCAGGAGTGGCCAGGACTGCGAGACCGTGCGCACGTCACGGAGATTGCCGTCCGCCTGATGGCCAGCCAGACGAAGGGGGGTGAATTGACGCGTATCGAGGTGTAACACATGCCATAATGGCATCGTGAAGTTCAACAAGGAGACCCACTGAAAATGGAACAGACGACCCCGCTCCCCGCCTGGATCGAGGGCACAACCCTCGACGACATCGGCAACGGCCAGACGACCCCGCTCGAAGACCCGGCAGACGCCACTGTGGACGAATGCATCGACGAGATGAACAACGAGATGGCGAAGGACATCGCCTACCACCTTGACGCGCTCGAAAAGAAGCGCCCCGGAGAGGCCGACAAGTTCATGAAGAGGCTAGTCGACACCTTGGTCCTGACTCTCCTATGTGCCGACCGTGACGACCGCCTGACGGCGCCACCGATCACAATGCTGGTAGTGTGATCCTCGCGGAGCACTCCATGCCCACCTCAAGGCCCGCAGCACGCGGGCCTTTTTCATTTTCAAGCTGGCGCAGGCCCATCCATCCTCCGGGGCCGCCCGTCTCCCGGTACACCGAGGGGATGGCCTGCGCCGCACCTACACCGATGGCGACGAAGAAGACAGCACCACCGAAGCGCAAAGCAGCGACCACCACCCCACCGCGCGGCTCAGCCGTCGGCCCCGCTGCGCCTTCGTCGTCGCCCTCCCTCGAATCCCTGGCCCCGCCAGCCCCTCCCCGCGAGACCATTGCCGACCACGTTCGCCGGGTGTTCCCCGCGATCATCGCCGCCTGGATCGAGGGCGCAACCCTCGACGACATCGGCAACGGCCTGGAGCCGCAGCTCTCCGGCCTGCAGCTTCGAGCCGTCTTCATGAGGGACGACAGCCTGCACAAGGTGTGGCTGGCTGCGCGAGAGGAGCGAGCCCACTCGCTGGTTGACGGCGCCGGCTCCTGGGCCGCCGTGATGGGCGGCAAGGACGGCGTCGAGGCCAAGCTAAAGGTCGCCGCCATCCTCGCGCCGAACGAGTACGGGCCGAAGGCCACCAGGGGCGAGCACACGGGCGCCGAGGGCGGCCCGATCACCACGGTGCAGCTCGACCCGGCTGAGGCCTACAAGCGGATGTGCAGGGGATGACATTCGACTGGAAAGAGCCCGACCACGCGCCCGTCTTTGCCGAGCGCATGGCGCGGCTCGAGCGCATCCGAGCGCCGGGCTACGACCTTGCCGCGCTCAAGGCGCACTACAAGCAGCATCCGGCAGATTTCATCAACGACTGGGGCATGACGTACGACCCGCGCAACGCGGAAATCGACAAGCCCACCGTCGTCCCGTTCCTGCTGTTCCCCAGGCAGCGCGAGTACGTCGGCTGGCTGTTCGAGCGCTGGCGCAAGCGCGAGGACGGCCTGACCGAGAAGAGCCGCGACATGGGCGTGAGCTGGCTGTGCGTCGGCTTCGCCGTGTGGATGTTCCTCTTCTGGCCCGGGGTCGTCGTCGGCGTCGGCTCGCGCAAGGAGGAGTACGTCGACAAGCTGGGCGATCCGAAGTCGCTCTTCTGGAAGGTCCGATCGTTCATCGACCTGCTGCCCGACGAGTTCCAGCCGGAGAGGTGGAACTCCAAGGATCACGCGCCGTTCATGCGCGTGCTCAACGTCGAGAACGGCAGCTCGATCATCGGCGAGGCCGGCGACAACATCGGCCGCGGGGCGCGCACCTCGATCTACTTCATCGACGAGTCGGCCTACCTGGAGCACGCGGACAGCGTGATCGCCGCGCTCTCGCAGACGTCGAACTGCAAGCAGCACGTCTCGACGCCCAACGGCGCCGGCAACCAGTTCTACCGGATGCGCCACAGCGGGCGCACCAAGGTCTTCGTCTTCGACTGGAAGGACGACCCCCGCAAGGGCAAGGACTGGTATCAGAAGCAGGTCGAGGAGCTGGACGAGGTTGTGCTCGCGCAGGAGGTCAACCGCGACTACAGCGCCTCGGTGGGCAACAGCTACATCTCCGGCGCGGCGGTCACGGTCGCGCAGATGCGCGGCCCGGCTGACGTGCAAGCCATCGGACCGGTCCTGGTCGGCGTCGACTCCGCCCGCTTCGGTGGCGACAAGACGGTGATCACGTTCCGCCAGGGCCGCGTCGTGTTCCCGCAGATCATCTTCGGCAAGGCCGATGTGGTCGACGTGGCCGGCCGGACCGCCGACGCCGTACGCGCGTGGCCCGACCGGGTGGACCAGATCGCCGTCGACACCATCGGCATCGGCGCAGGCGTCGCAGACGTGCTCCGGCGCATCGACGACTTCAAGGACATCGTGGTTGACGTCAACAGCGCGCTGCGCCTGGACGACGGCCAGAACTACAACCTTCGGGCGCGCATGGCGCGAGACCTGAAGGAGTGGGTCAAGCACGCCTCGCTACCCAATGATCCTGAACTCACCACCGACATGACCGCCCTGCAGTACGGCTACAAGGGCGGCGAGCTGCTCATCGAGAGCAAGGACGACATGAAGGCGCGCGGCATGAAGAGCCCCGACCGCTTCGACTCCATTTGCCTGACCTTCGCCTACCCGCCGAAGGACCGCCGCACGCAAGAGCCGACAACGGCCGCCTGGCAAGTGCTCGACGCAGCCACGGGCTACTGAGGACACACGCATGGACATGATCGAACTGGACAAGCACGACGACGACGCCGTGTTTGAGGTCGGCGCCGAGAGCATCTCGAAGGCCGAGCTGAAGCGCCGCCTGAAGGAGGAGATGGACAGCGTGCGCATCGGCGTTGTCGCACAGCGCGACGAATGGGTTCGCCACCGCGCGAGCACCGGCGTCGAGGAGAGGTGGCGCCGGGCCAACGCCCTGTACCACGGCGAGGAGAACAGCGACACCCTGTTCGTCGACACGCTGAAGAACGGGCCACAGTCGCGCGAGCAGAAGCGCGCCATGGCCAACCGCAGCCGCGTCGTCATCAACATCGTGCGGCCGAAGACCGATCAGGCCATCGCTCGCATGTGCGAAATCCTGCTGCCGACCGACGACAAGAACTGGGGCATCAAAATGACCCCGGTGGCGGAGTCAGTGAGCCGGATGCTCGGCGACATGCGCCAGACGGTCCACGGCGCCACCACCCCGGCCGGCGTGCAGGGCCAGCCCACGGGCATGACCGCCGACGCCGAGGCGCAGAAGTTCGTCGCCGACGCGCGCAAGAAGGCCGAGCGCATGGAGCTGGCGATCGATGACCAGCTGACCGAGTGCAAGTACAACGCCGAGCAGCGCTGCGTGATCACCGATGGCGTCAAGCTCGGCACCGGCATCTTGCTGGGCCCGTTCCCTGCGAAACAGACGTCGAAGACCTGGGCGGCCGCCACGCCCGGCTCGCCTGCGGAGCTGAAGTTCAACAAGAAGACGGTCCCGGCATCGATCCACGCCGACCCCTGGGACGTGTGGTTCGACCCCGCGTGTGGCAAGGACCACCAGAACGGAGCCGGCTTCTGGCACAAGCGCATGGTCACGAGGAAGCAGATTCGCGCGCTCGACGGCGTTCTCGGCTTCGACCAGGATGCGCTTCGGGGGGTGCTCGAGACGCAACCGAGCCGCATCAGCACCGCTGAGGGGCGCGTGCGCAAGACCTACGCCATCAAGGAGCAGGCCTACGAGATGTGGACCTACCACGGCGAGGTCGAGCCAGACCAGATGCGCATGATGACGCAGAACACGGGAGACCCTCTGTCGGTCGACTTCGCCGTCGTGATGATGATCAACGACAGGATCGTCGGCGCGATGAAGAGCTGGATCGCGGACAAGTCGCTGCCGGCTGATGTGTGGTGCTGGCGCCAAGCCGACGACTCGCCGTACGGCTACGGGCTGCCCAACGAGCTGGAGCACCAGCAGCGCGTGGTCAACAGTGCCTGGCGTCAGGTCATGGACAACGCGCGATTCGCCGTGGGCTCGCAGATCGTCTTCCTCGACGGCGTCGTCCCCACCGATGGCTCGCGTGAGATCACACCGGGCAAGTTGTGGTCGGCGAGCCCCGACAAGATCGACGACGCCCGCAAGGCGATGGCCGCCATCGACATACCGTCGCACCTGGGTGAGCTGCTGCAGATCGCCGAGAAGGCGATGGAGTACGCCGACATGGAGACGAGCATGCCGCAGATCATCGGCGGCGAGCAGGGCAGCGCGCCCGAGACCGTCGGCGGCATGGTCATGCTCAACAACAACGCCCAGGCCGTCCTGCGCCTGCGCGTCAAGCTGTACGACGACGACATCACGAACCCGCACATCAGTCGCTACTACGACTGGAACATGGCCAACAACCCCGACAACGAGATCAAGGGCGACATGGAGGTCGACGCGCGCGGCTCGACGGCGCTGCTCGAGAAGGACATCCAGAACCAGGCCACGCTGAACCTCGCCGCGGTCACGAGCAACCCGCGTTACGCGGCCTACCTCGACCCGAAGGAGGAGCTGAAGGTCGTGCTCAAGGCGTTCAAGATTCAGCCCGAGACGATCATGGCCACCGACGACCAGATCAAGAAGAACCTGTCGGCGCCGCCGCCGCAAGACCCCCGCCTCGCCGCCGCAGATATGGCGATGCAGGCCAAGCAGCTTGACATCAAGGACCGCGCCGAGCAGCGTCGGGTCGACGTCGCCCAGGACGCCGCAATGCGCCAGGAAAAGGCCGCCGACCGCGACTACAACCAGCGGCGCGAGCAGGGTGAGTTCGTCATCGCCCAGACCCACGAGCAGAACCTGCGCGACATGAAGATGCTGAGCATCAGCTCCGACGAGCGCAAGACCGCGGCGCAGATCGAGGCGGACGCGGGCATCGCGCACCTGGAGATCGACAACAAGCGCGAGCTGTTCAATGCGGAGGCCGCGCTGCGCGTGAACACCGGCCAGGGCATCTAGGTGCCACCAAAATCACAATGCCCATAATCACCTCAACCAGAGAGCACCCAAATGCCACTTGACATCTCCGAATACAGCGCGCAAGCACTCGACAACAGGGGCACGACGATCCCGACCGGCGTAGAGCCGGCGATCGCGTTCCAGCAGGTCGCGATCGGTGCCGGCTCCGTTCAGTCAGCCGTGTTCAACAGCGCAACGACCTTCGTCCGACTTCATACGGACGTGGTGTGCCGCGTCCAGTTCGGCGCGAGCCCGACCGCCGCCGCCACCACGATGCGCCTCGCAGCCGGGTCGACCGAGTTCTTCGGCGTCAGTCGTGGCGCGCGCATCGCGGCGATCACCTCGACCTGATCGGAGTATCACAATGATGATGTCCACCTCCACGCCGGCGGCGCTCGCCGACCTGTCGTCCTTCCTCGGGCTGCTCGCGGCAGTCAATGAGATCAAGGACCCCGCCAAATTGAAGGCCGAACTGGACCGCGTTGCCGCGGCAAAGGTCGATCTGCACGACGCGCGCGCCACGATCGAGCAGCTCGGTCGCGAGCTGGCCGCCGAGCGCTCGCAGCTCGCCAACGAGCGCGAGCGCGCCGAGGCCGCTGGTGCCGCCCAAGATCGCGCCCGCATCGAGGCAGACGCCGCTCGAGTCGCGCTCAAGGCCGAGCGCGACTCGATTGACACGCGCCAGACTCAGCTCGACCAGTCCGACCGCCAGCTCGCCGCGGCCGCGCGCCAGGTCGAAGGCGACCGCGCCATGTTGGCGGCCGAGCGCGCCGGCCAGGAGGCGGAGTACGTCCGCCGATTCTCGGAGCTGTCCAGCGACCGCGATGCGGCGTTCGAGGCGCGCGCCAAGGCCGACGCCATCACGGCCGAGTGCGAGGCGCGCATCACCGCGCTCAAGGCCGCGGTGGGAGCCTGATATGGCCCTGCAACTCGCAGTCTCCACGCGCACAGCCCGTGCGGCCGCGATCGAGACCGACATCGGCACCTCGCCGACGCTCACGATCTTCAGCGGCGCCGTGCCGGCCAACTGTGCCGCCGCGGACCCGGCGGGCTCGCTCGCGGTCATAACGCTGCCGTCGGACTGGGTGGCCCAGGCCTCCGGCCTCTCGTCGCTACTTGGCTCCTGGACGGTCGCCGCCGCCAAC